GGCAAGAGCGAAAAGCAAAAGACGGCCTACCGCCTTGCTGTAAACCTTGCCAGCGCCGAGAAACGCGAGAACGCAACTAAGATTGTGTCCGACTCATACGCGGCGGCTATGGGCGCATATAAAGCGTTGGCGGGCATCCCTATCATTGGTCCTGCACTCGGTGCTGGAGCCGCCGCCTTGATTTTAGGTGCTGGTGTTAGCTTTGCGGCTAGGTCATTAGCTGGTCGGGCGCTTGGTGGTCAGGTGCGCAATGGCGAGTCTTACGTTGTCGGTGAGCGAGGTCCAGAGGTGCTAACGATGAACGGTGGCGGCGGTCGCATCATCCCGAACGAAAAGCTACGCAACGGTGGCGGCAAGACCGTTAACCAGCAAGCTAATATCACTTTTCAAGTCAACACGGTGGACGCTGACGGGTTCGACGAGTTGCTAAACTCTCGCAGAGGCCAAATCGTGAACATGGTTAACGCGGCCTTATACGACCAAGGCAAAGGAGCATTTGCGTAATGTCAGGCACATACCCAGCAACGCCTGAATTTCAGGCAATCAACCTTACAAGCACGCACAACAATTTGCGCAGCGTAACCGTCAGCGGTCGGGTGCAAGTGCGAACCATTGGCGGGCAGAAGTGGGCGTTCAGCGCCAAGTACAACCCGATGACCCGTGAGGAGTTTCAACCCGTCTTTGCGTTTACAGCATCACAGCAGGGTGCGCTTGGTACGTTTACTATTGTTCCGCCTGTTATCGGTTCAACCAGCGGCACGGCAAGCGGCACTGCGTTGGTTAACGGCGCTACAAGCGCAGGGGAAAAGCAAATACTGGTTGATGGCTTTACAGGCACAATGAAGGCTGGCGACTTCGTTAAGTTTGGGCACACTAAGGTCTATATGCTAACTGCTGACATAGACGGCGCTGGCACGCTTAACATCGAACCAGCGTTGGTTGCGGGCGTTAGTAATGATGAGGTTGTCGTTTACAACAACGTGGCTTTTACCATGCGCCTTAAAAACGACGTGCAACAGTTTGGCCTAAACCAATTCAACTACTACACCTATGAGATTGACATGGAGGAGGTTATCTAATGACCCGCCCCATAAACGCGGCAACCATATCGGCGTTGCAATCCGATGCGATTAGGCTTTGCCACTTGGTGCGGTTAGATTTTGCAACAACAGTACGCCTAACCGACAACTATCACGAAGTCACCTCAGACGATGGCTTGTTTACACCAGCGGGGCATTTGCTTGACATAGGGCAACCGCAGGAGACGCAAGAGTTGCGCGTTGGTAGCATCTCAATAACTTTGTCTGGCGTAGAGCAATCGTACATTTCGTTTTTCTTAGGTCAGGATTACGTTAACAGACGTGCGCGGATATGGAAGGCTGTATTGAGCGAATCCGGCGCTATCGTTGGCGACCCCATCCTTACGTTCGACGGGCAAATAACGGGCTACTCAATACAAGACAAAGAGGATAGCTCAACCATCGAGATGAACTGCGCCTCACACTGGGCTGACTTTGAACGTAAAGCAGGGAGGTTTACAAACACAAACTCACAGCAATATTTTTTTCCGCTCGACACTGGTTTTAGGTTTGCCGCCAATAGTATGAAAGATATAAAATGGGGCAGGGCATAAGATTGGTAACGACTAACAAGGTGGCGACGTGAGATTTTTAAAGAAATTATTTAGGCCAGTTACCAAAGTCTTTAAGGCTATCGTCAAGCCTTTTTCCTCAATACTTGGCGATGTAATATCTTGGCTCATTCCGATGCCGGATATGCCAGACTTGGACTCGCAAGCCCGTGGCTCTCTTGTAAACAAGCAATCTAATATTGAGCAAGTACCGGTTATCTATGGTGAGCGCAGGGTAGGTGGAACGATTGTCTTTGTCGAGACCAGCGGCTCAAACAACACCTACCTTTATATGTGCCTGATTCTGGCTGAGGGCGAAGTTGACAATATCGGTGACATATACATAGATGACGTCCTGCTTGAGGTTGGCAGTGTTCATTACTCGCACGTCCTGATTGATAAAAAAGTTGGCACAGATGCGCAAACAGCAAGCACGGTGTTGACCGCAGCGCCTAGCTGGGGGGCTACGGACACACTAAACGGCATTGCTTACCTTGGCATACGGCTGACCTACAACCAAGACGTATTTACAAGTATCCCGACCATTAACGCAGTAGTTCGTGGCAGAAAAGTCTACGACCCGCGAACCACAAACACGGCCTACTCAAACAACCCCGCGCTATGCTTGCGCGATTACTTAACAAACGACCGCTACGGCAAAGGCTTGCCGGCACCTGCGATTG